TAGCAGGGGCATCGTTACAATCTACTGGTGGCGCTACCCAAAACGCAGCAGCTGCTGTTGTTGATACTGAAACATCTAGATTTACAATTGAGCAATATATTCCCACTAGTGGATTTACAAATGCACATGCTCACTTCCTCACAGAAGATATTGTTCAGAATGCTCAACTTGATTTTAGTTCTGGTAATAGTGGTGGTGCTGGCACCATTACAAGTGGACTAGGAAATGGCGTGACTCAACTTAACCTGGTATTTACCCAAGCAGATATTTTTATGGATATGACAGATGCTACGTTCAACTGGAATAGTAGTTTTGCTAAACCGGTTCCTAGTGTTGCAATGTCACCACAGATTCAAGTACCAATTATCAATCCATTCCATAAGACTAAATATATCATCAAAGCATATTAGAATGAAATTACCTGATTATAGACCGCATGAATTAATGCTTGACCCTAATATAACCAAAGTTGAATTTGATGATTTTATTGGTGTTTGGCCAAACTTTATGCCCCGTCCAGTGTGTGATGAACTACGTGAGTTCATTGACAATACCATTGAACAAGCATGTGTTATTAATCCAAGTTTAGATTTATCTCAAGTAGATAGTGCTGATCGTGTTATTAAATCGCAAGATTTATATGGCGGTGAGATGAACAGAAAAGATATGGCATTTATATTAAATTATGCCAACAGAGATTTGGTACTTAAGATCAATTCAATACTAAGATCATGTGTATTACACTACATCTCACAATATCAATCATTAACTAAAACTAGTTTAATTTCTTCTGACATCAAAATACAAAAAACACCTCCTGGTGGTGGGTATCATCTTTGGCATTATGAAGATTCTGATGAAGCACACTCTATGCGAGAAATAGTGTGGATGATATATCTAAATGATATGCCAGATGGTGAAGCAGAGACAGAATTTTTGTATCAAAGAAGAAGAATTAAACCAACGGCAGGCACGGTAGTTATCTGGCCAGCAGGATATACACATACACATAAAGGCAATACTGTTTTGACTGAAGATAAATATATTTTGACAGGATGGTACATTAAACGTAATTAACGACCCATGGAACAAAAAATAGCTCTTATTCAAGTTGATTTCGCAAACGATACCATACTAGAAGGTGGAAGTCCTGACTCAGGATTTACTTTGCTGCCTACCGAATATAATGGTAAGCGATATAAGATGGATGCTGAAATTAAAGAAAAATTCTTAAGCACATCAGTTGACGAATTTTGGCATACCGACAAAGATTTACTTGAGTTCTTTCAATACTTTAATGATGGAACATATTTCTGCCAAAGGAAAAGAGTAAAGTATGATTTTGCTACTGAAAGCAATTACTTGAAAACATATTCCTTTACCGGTGCTACAAATGAACAGGCAAAGGAATTATATGAATTAGTTAAAACATTCTTTGCGGTTGTAGTTGAGGTTAAAAACCTTAAAGTTGATACCTTAGTTGCTGGTGTTGATAAAGAAGTTGCTTTCTATGAGCAGCGTATGTATAAACTAAAAAGGCAGAAGCGTGAGATGCTAACTCTGTCTGATTGGAGAATTCTTCCTGATATTGAAGATACTTACGAAGGCGAAAAAGCAGAATGGATTAAGTGGAGAAAGTGGATTAGAGACAACTCTACACCTGCTCCAACAAATGCAGAATTTAATAACTCTGGATTGGAATATTTTAAGTATACATACAATCTTAAATTTCCAATCGACCCAGCAAAATATAGGAAACTGTATGTAGATGGAAAGTTGGATGATGGTGTAACAGATGCTCCTGCGTTTATGGATGCTGATGATACCAATCAATGGGTTAAGCATGACTCTCAAGCATCAACCGATTTCTTTAAGAATAGAGAGGTCAACATGTTCAACCTGGCACAAAGAGGAATTGCTCCTACTAAGAAAGTTACACAGAAAATCTTGGATATGATGAAAGAATTGAAGATTAATGAGGATGTTGAAGTAGATTGGGATAGATTCTTTGTCGATGAAAATGAACTATGATATGTGAGATTGATTTACTAAATGATGAGCAGATATCACATATCACACAATACTTCAAATACTTAACATTTGAAGATGGTACGAAAAGTAATCTAGATGCTAATAAGGTCTGTCAGACTGTGTTTGATGGACCTGGTAATTTAGATTTGAATATGTATTGTCGTGATATAATAGCAAACAAATTGCCATTCACTGCGTCAATAATATCACAGATATATTTTGTCAAGTATGATGTTGGGGGCATGTATGATAATCATTATGATGCTAATCCTTGTGGTGGTGTGAGATCAGATTATAGTATGACTTGTTTTCTTAATGATGATTATGATGGCGGTGAGTTAGTGATAGAGAATGAACGTAGTATTAAATTATCTAAAGGCAAAGCAGTAATATATCCAGGCAATTTACTTCATAGAGTAAATGAGGTAAAATGTGGTAGGAGAGATGTATTCGTATGTTGGATTGAAGTATGAATGATATTATACAATATGACAGGTTTTTTTCTTTTAATGTAGTAGAAAGAATTACATCTAAAATAAATGAACCACGATGGAGACATGGGCATGGATCACATGTAGATGAGAATAACAATTCTCTTGGCATACCATTTTGGCGTATGGATCTTTTAGATGACACATACTTTTCTGATTATCTTCTAAATATCATTAGGGAAAAAACCCAACAAGATTATGATTTGTATGATGTGTATGCTAATGGGCATACATTTGGTACTCAAGGAGAATTCCATGTTGATTGGTATGAACCAAACGGGAGAACCCTATTATATTATGCAAATTCTAACTGGAGACCAGAGTGGGGCGGGAAGACTATATTTCTTCTTGACAAAGAAGAATTATTTTATCAAAATCCTATACCAAACTCTGCTGTTCTTTTCCCCGGTAACACACCCCACATGGCAGAGGGAACATCTAGATTATTTTCTGGATTGAGAGTAACTATTGCTTGGAAACTAATACTAAAATGAACACATCCTACGACGCATTTTATCTTGATAATTTTATTGAGCGATATGCTACCTTGAAAGGTAAAGCTGTCTTGTATCTCAGATCAACAGGATGGAATAATAGTTCTGATGTTGATGCTATCAATGCATCAATGCAACTTTATAAAGATATTCTTCCACTTGATATGTGGACTTGTCTGACTCAATCAGAACATGTTTTTGCTGAAGTTGATGATATTACTGATATGTTAAACTTTCTGGAGTCAAATCTACCAGAAAGTCAAGCATCAACATCTACGCCAGAGAATTATATTTTTTATTCTCTTGCTAATACTAGCGGTCAAATCATAGCAACTAACGAATAATGTTTTCCGAAGATTTCGATATTGTAGAAAAATATAATGTGAATACACAGGAACATGTCTCAACAATTGAGATGATGCCTAGAAGATTTACATCACTGGTTGATTCTAAGTATTTGCCAGCACTAAGTTCTGCTGTAATTGATAAACTCAACAAACTATTCAATTACAATCAAAAACATACAACTGATCCAAACTATTACTTTGACAAATATCTGTATGTAGAGCATAAAGATAGTGAGATCATATCGTTTTATTGTAAGAATGGTATTCGTTTCAATACTATTAGTCATCCTAGCATCTGGGATACTTTTATTAAAGAAACTGATAATGAAACCATTAGAGAATGTAGAACAGAAATCGACAGTGTTACTAATGATCTAGATCATTATGAAGCATCGATTGTGGGAATTTCATATGATCCTAATGGAGTTGCTACACAACTTTCTGTATATGATAAAACATATGAACTTAATGTAGGTAATAGTGAGATTTTGAATAAACTCAATATCTTAACTAAGACTCGATATGATATGGTTAAGGGTGTAGTTTCTATATTACCAGATAGTACAGATATCAAATATCAATTAGTATTTCGTTATCCAGAGATATTTGATAATGATAATGAATTGTTTTTGAATAAAACTGTTAAGAATACAAATATGGTTGATGCTTCTCTTGACATGCTCTCTCGCGAGGGTGGACTAGAACTTATCACCAGTGAGCAGAAAGACTATATCAGATCAATCTGTGTCGGTCAATCCACATATGAATTGGAGTATGTTATTGGTGTGGATGGAAACATCAAAGATTTTTATGTCCATCAACGTCGTTTGAACGAATTTGAAGACTTGACAGTGGGTTGACACTGTGCTATGGTAGCGGAGCGTCCATCGAACCACATGAAAGTTCCTGATAAAATAGAATTGCAGCATATGCAACTTCAAGCGATGTTGAGGGAGAACAATATTCATGAAAGTGAACTGTTGTATTGTGGTGAACGAGAGTATACTATAGATCATGCTGCTCATCCAGAGTATCATGGACAGATGATGCATTGGTACATTATTGGCGGCGAACATGAAGTTCCTGTTTGTGATATCGAATCAGTCGATCAAATCGAATAACTAACCTAACTAACTAATAAAATTTTAATTATGTCAGCATACATTTCTACCTTTGTGGTTGATGATTGGTACGATAATCCTGATCAAATCCGCAAACATGCCATTAAGTGTTTAGAGAATGGTGGTACTGAAGGAAAGTCGAAAGTTGATTTAGACACCATGCGCCAACATGGCAATAAGTGGGAACCATATCCTGGATGGAGATGTAAGGCAGCAGTTGGCAATATGGTTTGGAATTATGACATGATTAGTCGTGTTGTAGGACGTAAAATTGATCCAAAACGTTGGTTGTTTATTCCATCGACTGAAATTATTACTGGAGATATGCAAAGTTATCTTCAATATGATTATAAGGAAAATACTATGATTGTGAGAGATACTGATATTGTATTTTCTCACGATGGAATTTCTAACGGCACATTTGCTTGTACTTTTGAAGATAGTATTTGGAGAGCACATACAGATAGTCCCAATAGTTATGCTGCCATAGTATACTTGACTCCTGATGCTCCTGTCGATACAGGAACTTCGTTTTACCGACACCGCGAAACTGGTGTTACTGAATTAGGATCAAATACTGATACGATAGACAAGGAAGATCATTACGACCCCTCTATGTGGGAAGAGACCGACCGGATTGCGAACTGGTACAATCGATGTGTTATCTTCGATGCGTCACGCTATCATTGTGCTTCAAGGTATTTTGGAGATCCATCTAATTATGAAAAAGGTAGGTTGTTCCAGGTATTTTTCTTTGACCTGGTTGACCATGAGGAGTAATCATGCTACACTGTCCCCTATAACGCTTGTATCACATGGATTGGACTAGCACCACGAAACACGAGAAACGTAAAGATGCATTCTATATCTTCTACGAGAGCGTTCTCAAACCAGATCATCAACTACGTCAAGACGCACATGATCAGCAATGCTATCATGAATTGTTAGAATGGCGCAGTGAAATTATTGAGTATCTTGACAAACGTCGCAACGAAGACTTTAATGACAACTGAAATCAACTGGGCACATGAGTATACAAAACAGCGCAAAGATCGTATGCAAAATGCGATCGATGATTATCTCAACGATGATAAAGTATCAGCACGACAAACGTATGAAGAGATGCTATCTGGCATCGATGATGTGATAGAATATCACAAGAAAGCATACTGTCGTGCTATGTCTCTTAGAGACTACATGACTGGTAACACTGCTCTCAATCTAGAACACCAAATTCCTGACCGCTACTAAAATGAACGAAGAAGAATTCAAATCGGCAATCAACAACTTTTTGATGTTGCAGAATAACAACGATCACAACTTTCAAATTTTACAAGCACAAATTGATGGTCTTCAACGTCAGTTGAATCAGTTGAATGACTTGAAAGAGATGTTCCGTCTTCCTAAACCAGAGAACAAAGATCGCCAACCATTTGAAGAGGTTAATTAATGAAGTTCACTCGTGGTATGAAAGTTCGGTATCATGCCACAAAAGGGTGGGTAGATTTTATTTGTGATAGGTATATCACTATTTGTTACATCGATCGACCTGACCCATCATGCCGTCATGGTCGTTATCAGTCAACTTTATGTGTTTTTCGCGAGTATTGGAATGAAGTATGCAGTTGTATGGATGAAGAACAAGAAGAAGGGGCAAGCGAAGCAGGAAGCGATCTTCTATAGTTTGGATGATGCTAGTATGTGGGAGCAACACATCAACAAAACAGAACACGCTAAGACTAACATTATTCCTATCTTTGGAGATTGATGATTAGTATAGTAGAAGAATTCTTGTCTGAAGAAGAGAATGATCAATTAGCAGAGGTTGCTCTTACTTATTCTAAGAAATATGAAGGTCGGGGTAAATTTGAGTGGCAATCTGCTGGAGATAGTCCATTAAATTCATACTATTTGAATAATATTGAGTATCCGCAAATTGTTCGTACATTTTCTGATAGGTGTGAGTCCACTGTAAACAAACTGCTTGAGCATATCAAACATACGTGCAAAGCAACTGAAATATGGTATAATGTGTATGATAACACACAATATCAAGAACCACATACTCACGGTGGTGCGATATTCAGTCTAGTTTACTTTAATAAACTACCAAAAGGATCATCAAAACTACAATTTACATTAGATCCAGACGAATGCTCATTTCATAAAGAGAGGACCGCTATTTTCTTTGTAGGTGGATTGGAGCATGGTGTTCTTCGAGGAACTAATGTAGATCCTAGGATCACTTGGTCATCTAATTATGCGTAAGTAACAATGATAGACACTTTTTCTGTACGTCAACTTAGAATTGATGATCTAACATTAAATGAGATGATTGCTGAGTTGGATAGTATAGGAGAGTGGAAGAAAGCATCTACCTTTAATAAGTCTTCTAATTGGAGATCTACTAAAGTTAAGTTTATTGATTCATCTCATTATATTGGAAAACTTTGTCTTGACAATGTAATGGATGTTAATTTACAGATGTATAATTACGACCTTCGTCAATATGATAATGGTCAGTTTCAATATGCACACTATAATGTAAATGATTACTATAAATGGCATGTTGATAACAAGAAGGTTGCTAACAGATTTTCTGTTAGAAAACTCTCGTTTTCATTGGTTTTAAATGATGATTACGAGGGTGGTGTGTTACAAATAGCAACACCACAAACACCAGACTCAGAAGATCCATACCATATTTTCTCTGTGCCTAAAAAACGTGGCACATTGATAGTTTTTTCTAGTCACATTTTACATCAGGTAACTCCAGTGACACATGGTATCAGAAAAAGCATCGTTGGGTGGTTCACTGGTCCACCACTTCGTTAACTGGTTGCAGGTGGTTGACGCCACTTGCTTTTTCTTGTACAATTAC